GTCAACAAAAGATTGATGATACCTTTGCTTACTTGCTTGAACCTATCGCATCAGTTCGCTTGGAAACCATCAACAAACCACCAATCGGTCTTGACTATCAGGCGTTGTATACTGCTGGAATCATTGACAGAAACGAAGCAAGAAAAGAGTTGGGATTTGATGAGATTGAAGAACCTTTGAATGTTGCCCTATCAAAACAAAATCCCTTTGGATGGGACGATGAAAGAGACATCAAGGTATTTCAACAATATGGTGAGAGTGCAGACAACTTTGAAGCATACAAGTTTGAGTTCGTGGATGCCGTTGAAACTGCCATCTTGAATGTACTGAAAGAGAACAAAGGTTTGCAAGTTGGAGACATTGTAAACATAACCAAACTTGATGCGAAGGTTGTCGCAGATGCGATTGCTAAACTTGCCAAAGCAGAGTTGATCAAATCATATGAGGATGGATTGGAAACAACACCGAAAGGACTTGAAGAAGTAAAGAGATTGCAAACCGAAATTGTGGTTCGTTATGGCTACGCTTTAGCCGCTGGAATCAAAGGGACTTTGGTTATCCCAACAACTCGTGATTTCTGCCGTCAAATCGTGGAAAGTAATCGTGTGTATTCAAGGGAGGACATTAACGCAATGTCTGCACAACTTGGTTACGATGTATGGAAGAGGAGAGGTGAATGGTATACTAACCCTGATACTGGAATCACCACACCACAATGCAGACACATTTGGCAACAACAACTTTTAAGGAGAATCAAACGATGACCAATTTTGTATATTTCATTTCAACCACTTATCTCAAGGACAACACCCCTTTGAATGAGAATGTTGACGATAAATTGTTGAAATCAGCAATCAAAGAAGCTCAAGAAATCTACATCCGTGATGTCATTGGGTCAGGGATATACAATGAGTTGCAAGTACAGGCATTCGCTGGAACATTAACCCAGTTGAATACTACCCTTTTGGATTCGTACATTGCACCTTGTTTGAAGTACTACACATTGACCGAAGCAATGCTTCCAATGACCTTTAAATTGATGAACAAATCGGTTGCATCTCGTGAGAGTGACAATGCAAGGGCGGTATCAGTTGAGGAAATGACAATGATTGAAGGTCGTTATCGTGACAAAGCGGAATACTATGCCAACAGATTAAGGGATTATCTTCGCACATACACCAATGACTATCCTTTATTCTTAAATCCCGGCAGTACATTTGATACAATCAGACCAAAGAACACCGCTTTTGTCGGTGGTATTTATCTTCCAACATCTCAAGATTGCTTTTGGAACTATGACTTCCCCAACGAGGACAAATAAGTGGCAAAAAAACAACGAAGCCAAACTTCTCAAATTTCTCAAGAATGACACTAAACCAAATAATTCAAAAGATTCAAACGGCAGCCGAAAGCCATAAGATGGTTCACAAGTTTGGCGTTGGTCAGCAGTCAAATATGACTGTTGAGAATGTTGAATTCTATCCTTTGGTTTGGTTGTATCCAGATGGCTTCAATTTGCAGTCAACTGGAAACTTGATGACATACAACTTTGCATTGCTCGTGATGGATCGTGTATTTGAAAGCGAATCAAACACCATTGAAGTTCTTTCGGATACTGCACAGATTATGACCGACATCTTTGCGTTGATTGAAGACAACACCCAAAACGATGAGGATTTTGAGATTGTAATCAACGGCAACGCATCTCCTTTCTACGATTCAAAAACTGATATTCTCGCTGGTTATGCAATCAACTTCCAAGTCCTCACTCCTTATCTACATAATACTTGCGTTGTTCCTGTTTAGTTGGTTGTGGGCGTTCTTCAATTATGATGAACCAGTCCGCATAGAAAGACCGCTAAATGTTGAACTGCACGAAAGAATCATTGAAAAAGAGAAGATCAAACGAATCACACTAATCCAAGAACTCAACCACTATGATACGATTTTTCTTGATACTTTTGATGCTACATCTTCAGGGCTTGAAGGCGCAATCCGTCTCCATAGATTCTGCGACTCTACGAACTGCGAATAGTTATCTTGTCAAAGGTGCGATTGCAAGGCAGAAAGTCAGCCAATTACTGAAGGTTGTTCACTCGGATTCTATCATAATTTCGGAACAAGATTCGGTCATCACCAAACAAAAGGTAAACATCGCATACTTGAATGCGGAGAATGATTCACTTGTAAGGCAAAATAAAGCCATCTCACGCACTTTGTCATTGTTTAAGAGTATAAGTATAGGTTTGGGAATTTTAACGCTTGTGGGATGGCTACGATAGACCTTGATAAATTACCCGATGCCCTTGATACATATTTGGATGATGTCAATCAAGGCTCACTTCTTCAACAAATCATCGTTGATTGGTGGAACAAAAAGGTTATTCCTCCGATTTGGGCAAACCTTGACAACAAAAACATCAATGCTTCTTCAGTTCTTCGCCAATCTTTTGTACCAGGAGAGATTACCAAAACCCCGACATCCATCAACACCATCCTTCTCGCAGAGGATTACTGGGAATTTATTGAATACGGAAGGAAGCCAACAAGAAATGGACATATTGAAGGCACTCCGTATCTATGGCAGTCAATCAAAGAGTGGATGGCATACAAAGGAATCAAGCCACCACAAACGATGACTTACGATTCAATGGCGAAGGCTATCGCAAACAAGATTCACCGCAGAGGAACGAAGGCACAACCATTCCTTGAGGATGCTTTCACGGAATCAATACAGATGGAATTGGTCAATGAGTTGAATGCGAGATTCGGAGATTTGATATTCTCGGAGGATATAAAATTGTAACAAAAAGAAAAGTTTCTTTGCATTATTAGAAAGTTTATTTTACTTTTGCTTTCGTTATGGATTACAACAAAGCAATTGAAACAATTAAACTTAAACGCAGACAAGGGCTATTTCAAATAGTCGCTCGTAAAACTGGTGTATCACTTCCAACCGTTCGCAAGTATTTGGTTGAGGGAAACATCGTTTCACCCAAAGCCAAAGCCGTCATTGAAATTGCATTGAGGGAGGTGAACAATGATTGAAGCAACAATCAACGGTTGGATTCTCACAATGGGTGGGGATAGGTATGTTTACATTGACAAGCAAGTTGATGACTATTTACTTGAGAATCACTTTGATGAACTTGAACCATACCTGATCAAGCGAGATGTGTATTTCGGTGGATGCGTTGAGACCAATTTAGTGGGTATTGAGACGGAGAGATTCTTTTTCCTTGAACCCGACAAGTTTACAGTATTATTTATGCTCGGACACAAAACAAATTTCCTATGAATAAAAGCGAATCAATCAAGAACATCGCTGGTGCGTTGGTAAAATTCCAAGCATCGGTGAGCAAGGTAGCAAAGGAAGCCAACAATCCTTTCTTTAAATCCAAGTATGCAAGTTTGGCAAACATACTGGATACCATCCAAAAGCCATTGAGCGAATGCGGTTTGGCAATCAGTCAATTCCCTGATGCCAATGCACTCACAACAATCATCCTTCACGCTGAATCAGGTGAGTGGATGGAGTCATCCTATGTGATGCCGGTTGCAAAGCAGAACGATCCCCAAGCAATGGGGTCTGCCATCACTTATGCGAGAAGGCAATCCATCGGTTCTATCCTAAACTTGAACATTGACGATGACGATGACGGAGAGAAAGCAATGGGAAGGCAGATTCCAAAGAAAGATGAACTCACACCAAAGCATCCATCGTGGGCGAAAGCAGTTGAACATCTCAAGACGGGTGGATTGATGACAGACATCACAAGCAAGTTTGATGTTAGTCCATCCAATATGAAACTTTTAATCGGTGAGAAATGAATAACACACATCCAGTTATTCACACTTCTTTGAACGAAGAAGATTGGCAAAGGTTGAGAAGTTCACGCTTCACCGCATCCGAAATCCACAAACTGATGGGAACTCCGAAAAACAAATCGGAGTACCTATCGGAAACTGCGAAATCATTTGTCTTTGAGAAGGCAGCGGAATACTTAACCGGTGCGAAATCGGAGATATATGGTCGTGCTTTGGATTGGGGTAAGGAACACGAGAAGGAAGCCTTCCACTATTTCTCACAACAAACCGATGATTTCTTCACATACTACGGGGCAGAGACATACACCTTCATCACTTACGGTGAATGGGGTGGGTACTCACCGGATGCACTTGGTGGGCAGTTGGTAGAAATCAAATGTCCTTTTAATTCAGGCAACCACCTTCAAAACTTCTTCATTCAAAACAACGAGCAGTTGAAGTCAAAACGCACCGAGTATTTTTGGCAAATGCAGATGGGAATGATTGCAACCGGATTGGAAGAAGGTTTGTTTGTTTCATATGATCCCCGAATGCCCATCGGCAAGAAGCTCACAACCACTCTCATCACTTTGGAAGAGGACATCCAAGAAATCATTGATGAGAAATTGACCTACGCTGGGGAGTTGTTTTTGTCAATCACAAAATAAATCGTTCATTCACAAAGCCAATCAGAAAATAAATTTGCATAAGT